CAACATCTATAGCAAGTGTAGTCATAATCCTTAACCTAGGAAGTCATCTTCTGCAGTTTCTACAGAATCAAAGTCGTCCTCTGCTCTTGTGAATCCTCCAAGAGGTTCACCATCTTCTAACTTTTGGACATTACCTAATCCACAAGCGATACCTTTATTACCACTTGCACTATATGCATAAAAATTAAGAGTAAGTCTTGCATAGCAACCGCTATATACTTCTGTAGCATCTAATACAGGTTGTACATTTTTATCAACAACACCAGGCTTATTTTTACTATTAGCATTTAGAAAATAACAATTAGCATAAGCTTCGTCGTCTGGTCTTTCTGTATCTCCGTCTCTTAAAGGTGTCTTAAGAGTTGCAGGTACTTTACCATTCCATTTAGATTTTCCTAGTTCCTTAGCCTCATTAGTAGCTTCTTTAATAGCTTTTAATGTTTCTGTATCTGTCTTAGGTATTATTACACTCACACTGTATTTAGGCTCATTTCCCTCTATTGCATGAGGCTCAAATAAATGTGCATAGCTTAATCTAACCTTTCCTGTAGTTACCTTTGTTCCTGTTCTTTTTGCTTTTATCATAATTAATCTCTCCTCTTTATAATGATTTTCTTTTTGTATCTCTTCTTCTACATAATCCATATACATAAGATACCTCTTTATTTAAAATCTGCTTCAGCAGAATTATAAACTGGCCTTTTATCTGTTATAGTTGCTAAAGTTGGCTTGCCTTGTGGCTTTGTAATATAATCTCCTAGAAGTCTATTAACTTCTTTTTTCCCTATAGCCTTTTCCATATTTGTAATTCCTGTAAGTTTTTTAGTGTATATAATATTTTCTAAGAATCCTTGCCCTAAAAGTATTTCTCCTATTTTATCTTCATCAGTCCACTTTCTATTACTTCTACCTTCAACAACCTTAAATCCATCAAATTCTTCACCTTGTAAAGCTTGTTCTAGTGCATATTCTTGTACATCTTTAGCCCAATTAATGAGCTCGTCAGCTTTGCCTAGAATAAAGGCTATATCGTTGTTATCTAAGGTATTTGGCTCTTGAAAATCATATTGTGCTAATTCCATATTCTTATCAGCTCTAGCCTTACACACTGCTTTAGCTCTACAGAATTTACAATGATCTCCTGCACAAAATTCACCCTTACCTTCATAAGCTAATTTAGCTATAGGCTTTAATTCTTCTTGTGCCCATTTAAGTAATTCTTCTACTAACATTTCATCTGTAGATATAGAATCTAGTCTAGGTTGTATAATTGTCATTTTTATTTTTTCTATATCATATAAGAAACTAAAAGCTGCTATAGCTCCTAATGCATATAATCTCATTTGCTTATTTCCTATAGCACTTACTGGAACACCTTTACCATACTTTAAATCACATATTTCCATTGTTCCATCTGCAATTATTACAAAGTCCCCAGTACCAAAACCATCAGGTACCCATTCACTAAAGTCTAATCTCTGTTCTATTTTGAATAATGCATCTGGTGTTTTAGCTTTAGCCTCTGCAACTTTCTCCATACAAGTATCTACATAAACTTCTACATAGTCTGGCATATCTATTGTGTATAGTTTGTCTGCCTCTATTTTCTTGAGCCCTGAATTAAATTTTCTTGTGGATATAAGTTCTAAATTTTTCTTTAAACCTAACTCTCCTAACTCATGCGCTAAAGTTCCTTCCTTAGCAAATTCACTACTTTTATTAGGATAATTTTCTTCTAATCTTGCACTAGGAGGGCACGCAAGCCAACGACTCGCCCCACTAGCACTAAGTATTGCATGTTTTACCATTATAATAGCGCCTCCACTTCTTCTATTACTTCAGCATAGTGTTCTTCTTTTAATTCAGGCAGTTTACTAGCACCATATTTTTGTGTTATCTCCTTAGCTTCTTTCTGTTTACCTGCTTGGATTAATTTTGTAAATACTGCTCTTACCATTTCTTTTGTAATCTCAGTTTTAGGTTCTTCTACTGGTTTATCTTCTTTCTTAGTTTGTTCTGCTGGTGGATTTTTTTCTTTCTTAGTATCTTGCTTAGGTGGATCTACTGATTTAGATTCCTCCTTCTTAATATCTTTCTTAACTTCTTTTTTAGGAGTTTCCTTTATTGCCTCTTTTTTTTCTATAGATGCTTGTCCACCTTGCTTAGGCTCTATCTTTTGTATAATGTTAGTAGTACCAAAAGTATTAATAAAATTTAATAACTCCTCATTTGAATTAAATTCTGCTGTAATTTTCATAATTATTTTTCCTCCTTAAATTTATTAAATGGTTTAATCACCAAGAAAGTCATCTTCTAAATTGTTAGTTTGAATGTTCATTAATTCTTTTTGAATAATTTTTAAGCATTCTGTATCTTCAACTTTTACCCCATATGTTTTTACTAAGGTACCATCATTGAATGGGATAGATATTTTTAAGGTTTTAGTTAGGGGATAAAACTCCCAAGATACATCTTGCTTTTGAGTAACTGTAATTTCAATAGCTCTAGTTAAAATATCCTTGATAATTTCATAGTTCTTGTCCATTAATCAGAATCTCCTAGAAACATTTTTGCTTCATGAGCTTTTATATCAACTTTTTGAACTACCCATTTAGTCGCTTGCTCCACTCTACTTTTAGTTTCTGAATATCTTTGAAATATTGTTATTGAATATGAGTCATTAGCTTCTACAACTAATACGTCACCATCTTTTAAGTCCTCTATGTCTGTTTTATAAGAATACTCTTGGTCAAAACTTCCTCTTAGGAACTTAACCATAGCTACTTTTTTAGCCAATTATTTACCTCCCTTTAGTTAAAAATAACCTTCATTATTTTCTAATCTGATAATGATTCTTCGTAATTCATTATTTAGACTTCTTCTATCCAATCTTTTAGCTTCATTTACTTTATTAATTAACTTTTTAATTGTTTCTATTTCTTCATTTATTCCACTTCTTAAAGCTGTTAGTGATAAATCATAATCTTTAATATCTTCCTTCACATATACTTCGCTTTCTTTAAGTTCCTGTATTTTAGATTCATGAAAATACATAATTGCATTCCACGCATCTTCGCCCATTGTATTTATAACTAAATCTTCTAGGTCTTTTAATTCAGATAAGCTGTGTATTTCTTCTTTCAGAAGCTTAATTCTAGCTACAAACATTTACAGATCTATCTCCTTTCTGTTATAATGTATTTAGGTTTTTTAATTAAATTTATTGGTGGCTTAAGCCATCTCTTTTTTTATACTACTTACTTGAAATCTTAAATAATCTAAAGCTTCTTTTTTTAATCTGCTAATACTAATTTGAGAACAACCGATTATCTTGGCAATTTCTGTTTGTGTAAAGCCTTCAATGTATATCATATTTACAATATCTTTTAAATCACTTGGTAACTCATCTACTAACATTTTTACTTCTATCTTTTCAAAGTTAAAGTCATCATTTCCGATTAAATTTATATATGGCATTTCATTTTCGAGCCCTTTTATGGCTGCATCTAAACTATATGGAGCACTTTTCTCAAATCTCTCCTTTCTATTTTTACCATACCATTTATCATCTCTTGCCATAATCAAGATTGCTCCATCTACATAAGGGTAGGCATATGTGCTAAACTTTATCCCTCTACTAGTATCAAATCTATTTACAGCTTTCATAAGACCTAAGCATCCTTCTTGAAATAACTCTTCATATGTGTACTTGTGTTTAAATTGGCTATATCTTTTGCTAGCAATGCTGTGTACTAAATTTAGATGTTCCTCAGCATTAATCATTTATACCTCACCTCCTTATCCCTTTGTATCTATTGCATTTCTTATAGTTGTTACAACAATAATGTTTAAAATATTTTGTTCTGGATTCTATGCTTGTAAATTCTAGCCTGTCCTTTTTATGAAAACAGTTAATATAATATTTGTGGCCACTGGACCTATTTTGAAAATCTGGACATTTAGCTTTATTCAATTTTTTATCACCACCTAAATTATATTTACAAGTAATATGAATACTGGAGATAAAGCAACCATTATCCAGCCTCCCTTATTTTCTTTTAGTAATCTTTTTAAATCTAGTATCATAAGAGCTGTTATTGCAATCAGACTATATAGTGTTGTTATAGCTTGTCCTACTGCGGTCAATATCTACACCCCCTAAGCTTTTACCCCGTATTTAATAGCCATTTCCTTAACTATGTATACATAGCCCTCTATAAGTTTCTTATCATCACCTATTACGCTTACTTTATTTAATTTATCTCTTTTAGATTTACATACTCCTTCATCTGCCATTCTTCTACGTTTATTAATAAGTCTTTGTTCTAAATTAACACCCATTCTTTTATCTAGTAATTTATAAATCTCTCTTCTTACTTCCCTGATGTATTCATTTCCACCAAGAGTTTGAGCTATTTTATTTATTAATTTAGTAGAATCTTCTTTCCATGATGTAGTATCTAATTTAACTACATCTCTAATAGCTTGTACCTCTTCTTTGGTTTCTTTACCTTCTCTCTTAACTGTTTCTAACTGATATTTGACATCTTTCATTTCTTGTAAACTTTGTATAAGCACATCTTCTATGCATTTAGGTTTTTGCTTTTCTTTAATGTATTGCTCCATCTTATTAAATGCTTCAATATATTTAAATTTCCAACTATCAGCTTTGGCTCCTGTAAACCCCATAACTATAAATGTAAATCCATCTCTAGTTAACAAATATTCCTTGTAGTCATTGCCATTATGATTAAAAGTTGTTGGTATGAATAACTTTGAAATCTTAACCTCCGAATTTTCGGCAGTTAAACTTTCTATTTTATTATCAATAGCTTCAACTACATGAGAATGTCTTTTCCCAAAATCATCTGCAACTTCTCTACTACTTACTACTGGTTGTCCATTTTCTACCTTTAAAACTACCTTTTCCATGCTTTTACCTCCTATAAAATTTAAAGTTAATTACTTTACATCTGTAAGTATTTAAAATTATCATTTGTTCTTTTTAAATTCGTTTAAATCAGAACCTAAAATCTCTGCTGCATTATTATCATATAGCTTTAAGAGTGCCTCTGTTATTATATTGGGAGTATTCTTTCCCATTATTACCTCTACTTCTATATCTTCTGCCTTCATATATACCTCCTAATATATTTTTACTCATATAATATGCATTAACCCTTAATTATGATAATTCTTTTTTTACCGTTTACAGTAATAGTTTTAAATTTAAATTTCATTTCTTTTTCTCCTCTTCGAAAAATATTTCTTCAATGGAGCAATCTAATACACTTGCTATTTTTTTAGCTGTAGAAACCATTGGTTCCCTAGTACCGTGTACTAATTCATGTGCAGTAGCTTGTCCTACATCAGCCTTCTTTGCTAGTTGGTAAACCGACATCTTTTTAGTATCTAGTATTTCTTTTAATTTATTCATTTGGCATATCTTCCTTTCTTTTTATTTCCGTATTCGGGATTACAATTGAATTATATTCCCTAATTCAGTAATACTCAAATCCAAATATATCCTTTATTTTAAAAATATATTGGTTTTTCTTTAATTTACTTTAATTTACTTCAAAAATCTCTTTATTTTATTACCGCAAAAAGGAATAATTCACAACTTTTATTTCCTTTAACAGAAATATGTCGTAAATATTTTGTTTACTATATTAAATAAAAATTGTATAATAGTTTTGTAAACGGAAATATATTAGGAGGTACCAAAATGATTTCAATATTAGGTGAAAATATAAAAAAAATAAGAACTGAAAAAGGACTAAGTGCATATAAATTAAGCAAGCTTGCAAAAGTAGGGACGACAACTATAAGTGAAATTGAAAGTGGAAAAAGACAAAGCTTAAATTCTACTACTATAGAAAAAATAGCAAATGCATTAAATATATCTACTGATAAACTTATGGATGTAGAAGAAAATAAAGAATACATAGTAACTGATATAGAGCAAACTATTAAGCTTATCTTAACAAGTGATGAATTGGTGCTTGATGATATTAAACTAAGTGATAATGAAAAGCTACAAATTGAAAGTGCATTAAATGCAACATTTGCAATGATAAGGAATCAAAGAAATAGGAGGTAACTAATGAAACGTATAGCTATATATTCTCGTAAATCCAGAGAAACAGATACTGGAGAGAGTATAAAAAATCAGATAGATATGTGCAAAACTTACTTCAATAGAGCAGATGAAGAGTGTTCATTTGAAGTATTCCAAGATGAAGGTTTCTCTGGTGGTAACACTAATAGGCCTTCCTTTCAAAGGATGTTGGAACTTGCAAAGCATAAACAATTTGATGTTATTGCAGTTTATAAAGTTGATAGGATTGCAAGAAACATAGTAGACTTTGTAAATATTTATGATGAATTAGAAAAACATGACGTTAAGCTAGTTAGTATTACAGAAGGCTTTGACCCAAGTACTCCAATAGGTAAAATGATGATGATGCTATTAGCCTCTTTCGCTGAAATGGAGAGAATGAATATAGCAGAAAGAGTTAAAGATAACATGAAGGGGCTTGCTAAGATAGGTCGCTGGA